ATCCAGTAATCAAACTCTCCCATGTCATCAGTGTAGGTACCCAACTGCTGAATGATGTCACTAGACTGCAACAAAGGAATCAACCCATCTGTAACTTGTAATTTAATCTTTGCACCTGCCACATGCAAGTTGTATAAGAATCTGCAAAACTGAATGTTGTCGCCATGACCTTGCTCGCCTACCACAAGAATAGTCTTGTCTTTGAGATCTTCACCACGCCAGCGAGGCTGTTTGTGTTTGGGTTCAGTGCCAGCAAGATGTTCGTATTGCCATCTAGCTTCATAAGCTGGCCATCCATTGGTGTAATCGCCCATCAACAACAGTGCCACTGCCAAATTGAATCTAGCAGTTACATTGTTTGGATCCAAGAGAACAGCATGTTGCAAGAACGGAATAGCCCGTTGAGGATGTCCAATTTCTCGCATGACATTGCCATAGTTGTTGAATGCCGCTGCCGAATCCATGTCTTTGGCAAATGCCAATGCATAGCATTGTAATGCTTCGCCGTATTGTCGATCAGCTCGATGCTGGTTGCCTTGTGAAATTAAAAAATCAGTTTCCATGGTACTATTTAATGGCTAGATGACTACATTCTAACATTTCCATAAATACTTGTCAACGCAATTCGGCGTGTTATGCGGCAACCCCCGCGTAGTGGCTAGAACCCACATCGGACTTCTGTAAGGAGAAAACAATGGGACGTCCTCTTAAAATACAAAAAACATCTACTGGTTCAGGCAACGGCGGCGCAGCCGTTAGCGTTGATATTGGCTTTCCAAATTTTGGATCGCTCACTGCCCCTGTGACCAACACAGGTGACACACTCAGTGCCACTGAATATCTTGGCGTGGTGGGTGGCGCAGCCCCTACTGATACACCTTCAGCAACCAATCCTAGAATTGACGTAATTGTGAACATTGCCGCACCTAGCGGATCTGGCATTGGTGTTGCCGCAGGATATATCATCCGCCAAAAAGGTTCACACAAATATTTGGTTGGTGATGCCACTGGCGTCAACGATGGCAGTTTTGTTGTTGGACAAGCATACCAAGTTGTTACATTGGGAACCACTAACTGGCAATCAATTGGCGCAGAAGCTGACATTGCAGTAGGTGGAATTTTCACAGCGACAGGTGCCGATGGCGGCGGGAACGGCGTAGCATATTCTGTGGGTGTTTGTGTGCTAGACAATGACACAACCCCGGCTGCTGGATTGATGGCTATCACATTTACCAACACTGATTCTACTGCTACTACTATCTCCAAATTGACCAACAAGTTCTTGTTGGATTGGACTGGCGGATCAGATTATGCGGCAGCAAGTGTTGTGGCTGACAAGCGTTATGCAACCAACTTCTTTACTGACGAAGGTACAGTTATCAAATCAGGTACTACTGGTGCAGCAAACACAGGTACAGTACAAAGCGGACAACAAAATCTGCTTGACTTGGCTATTGTTGACAACGTTACTTCTTAATTGATTTAACCCCTGGATCCTCCTAGATAACTACTAGGAGGATTTTTTATGAGTTTTGGTTTTGTATTAGGCAACGGCGTTAGTCGGTTAGAATTGAATTTGCAAACTCTCAAAGAGCTTGGTCCAATCTATGGATGCAATGCATTGTATCGAGAATTTGCACCCACGGTTTTGGTCAGCACAGACAAACCCATCAGCGAATCCATTCAACACAGTGGGTATGCCAGTGAACACAGAATGTACACTCGAAAACCCATACCGGGTTTAGGAGCACATAGAGTTCCAGATGATTATTTTGGATTCAGTTCAGGACCCATTGCAGTGGCTCTTGCGGCCATAGATCAAAATCGTGCGGTGTATCTCATTGGATTTGATATGGGTCCCACAGCTGGGGATCGATTTAACAATGTGTATGCAGACACTGAATTTTACAAAAAAAGCTCTGCTCGCCCAACTTATACAGGAAATTGGGTCAAACAACTGCAAAGAGTGTGCAAGGACTTCCCAGACGTTGGATTTTTTCGGGTAATGGGCAAAACCACAGCGTCGATTGCTGAACTTCGCGGTATAAAAAACCTAGCTGCCATACAAATGGAAGACTTTCAAAACCGCATAAATAACACAAAGGATCTTTAAATGACTACCTACAATCGTGTCGCAGGCAATTTGGTATTCCAATCCGTAGGAAATACCGACACAGTAACTTTTGAAGGCTTGACAGCCAATGCAGCCACGGTTGTGATCAACGGTAACCTTTCAGTGACTGGCAATGCCGCACTCACAGGTAACATTTCAGGCGATAATATTTTCAACGGCACCACCAGCATTGCCATTCCTGCTGCTAGTGGCAACGCAGTAATTTCCGTAGGTGGCGTATCCAATGTGGCAGTTTGGTCAACCACTGGTGTGGTTATCACAGGCACAGAATCAGTATCTGGCAATGTCACAGGCGGTAACATATTAACTGCTGGATTGATTTCAGCAACAGGCAACGTCACAGGTGGAAATATTGTTGCAACAAGCAATATTATCTTAAGTTATACTTCGGGTGCAACCACAGACAGAATTCTGCGTTTTTCTGATGCCAATACTGCTGTTACCACAGTTGGTGCTAACATTGGAGCAATTGAATGGTCCACATCTGATGCAGCACCAGGAGCTCGTGTTACTGCTGCCATTAGAGCTGTGTACTCTGACTCTCTTGGCAATGCCAATATTTTAATTCAAACAGCTAATACCACAGCAGCCACTCGTATCGCTATCATTGGAGCATCTGGTAATGTGGGTGTGGCAAACACTGCACCGTTGCACACTTTTGCAGTTAGTGGCACCATGTATGGATCCAGCACATTGACCATAGTTGGCAACGTAGATGGTGGCAATCTAAGCACAGCTGGATTGATAACAGCAACAGGCAACGTAACTGGTGGTAATGTGGCCACAGCTGGGTTGATAACAGCTACAGGTAACATCACCGGCGGCAATTTGATCAGTGTTGGTGCAATCAGCGCAGGCGCAGGTGGCGTTAGCACAACTGGCAACGTTACAGGCGGTAATTTGGTCAGCCAAGGTGTTATCACATCAACTGGTAACATTACCAGTGGCAACGTGTTTATTGGTACCACCGCCAGTTTGACTGCCAACGTCAATGCTGGAAACGCAGTGATCACATCAAATGTTTCTGGTGCCAATGTAAGTATTGGAACGCTGTTGACTGGTAACGGTATTGGAGTACCAAATTTTGTTGTGCAATCTAGTGATGATCCAATTTCGTCAGCAACACCAGCCAACATTGGAACACTGACATTTACAGCCGCTGCCAACAATCGATATTCTTTTGTAACTTATGTCACACTGGTTCCAGACGGGTCAATGACTATCTCACCAAGTGTGAACTTTGCGTCAGGCACCTGCAACTTCACTACAGAAACGCAAACCACTGCTACTTCTGCATTTGCCACAGCTACAAAAACCACAAGTGATGATGTGGGAACCACTTATGCCAGTACTGGCACCACTGCTAGAACACTGAGAATTTCAGGCACTTTCTTCAACACTGTAGACACCGCAGTGACCATGAGATTGCAAAATTCCACCGGTACAATAACCGCTAAAACAGGTTCTTACCTTACTTTCACCAAAGTTGCCTAAAACGGTAAACTGGGTCTTATGGTAAATACACCAGAGGATCCTGTAAACCTATGGCACAACAAATAATTGACACCGGCGCCGCGGCCAATGATGGCACGGGCGAGCCGTTGCGTGATGCATTTACGGCTGTAAATGATAATTTTACAGAAATTTATGCCGCAGGTCCTGTTGGCAGCAATGTTGTTATTGCTAACAATGTAATTTCTGTCAACGGTCTTAATTCCAATTTGGTGCTGGCTGCTAATGGTATTGGAAATATTCAGGCCAATAGTTCCATCATGCCGTCAATTGATGCTGTGTATGACATTGGATCTACAACCAAACGAATTGACACAGTTTATGCTTCGTATTTTGTGGGCAACGGCAGCCTGCTTACGGGTATTGCTGGTGGATCTGGCAACGGCACAGCCATTGCCAACGGCACATCAAATGTGTCGGTTCGCAGTTCAGG